CAGGGTTTTTTAGAAAATCAGTATCCGTTAGTATTCGTTTGAGTATTGCCCACACTACTTGCAGACTGATTGGTGGCAGCATCAGTAGATGTGAGAGTAAACGATCCAGCGGCTGAGAAGGGATCCAGTGTAGAGGAAGCGTCAGTAAATCCAGTAACTGCCTCTGCAGTGCTACTATAGACTCTATTAGTAAATTGCTGATCTGCGAGGAAGTTGATACTTGGCGTTTTTCCAATATCTGAGGTATATACCTCTTTCTTCGCTGTGAAGTTTTCTTCGACAACTTGGAATGTCGTCTTCACACCAGTTTCTTCGTCAACTTCATCACTCGGCAGATATTGCGTGAGTTGGAAGAATTCCTCTTTGAAGTCATTTAGGTAATCACGCTTGAGAATGTAAACCATGCGTTTTCTCTCATTCTCAAACATTTCATGCTCGTAGTATGAAATGGGTCTTATTAACTGTTCTCTAGGAACGACTGTGCCGTCAGATCTGGTATATGTGAAGGTATCGGACACCTCCAAATCTGCAGGCACTAAAACCATACCATTGCTATGTTTGACTTCTTGAGTCACATAATGATGCACACCACCCAATTGGTCATCAGAGGTAAAACCATACTTTCTCTTGACAATCTCGTATAACTCAGTTTCTGTAACTGGCCAATCTTGGTAGATATTGATGATATTATTGCACAACAGAATAACCCAGTCATACTGAGTTGTGCCATAAAACTTCTGACTCAGTTGATCTGGTCTTTCGCCGTTTTTGATGTAATACTTCTCGAAACCGAGGATAATGTCAGTGAGGTTATCTCTGATTTTGATCCTTCTGAAAAGATTTTTCGCTCTGTAGTATGGGCTAGTGCTATCATTCCTAAACCCAGTTTTGCGAATATTAACCTCTGGGAGATATGTAAAATATTTGCTCATTACTCAGACTCCCCCGTTTCAGTTTCTGTTGTTTCCTTATTATCCTCACCTTCTTTATCATCATCACCAATTTTGAGTTGATCAAAATTCCACTCACCATTACTGTTATATTCAAAGTTTGGATCGTAGTCATTCTTGGTGAGCAGACCCGTTTCGGCAAATGTTAGACCGATCTGATAAGACACAGGACCGTAATCTACTGTTTTATCGCCAAAATGACTCATCAAGCTTGCATAGTTTCCATCAGGTGAATAATCAATCGACATGTCCTTAAGGACCATTTTCTTGGGAAACTTAAACAGGTTAGACAACCCTGCTGCGTTACCTTGGGGTTTGCTGATCTTCTCCTTTCCACCATCATCGCTATATCTAACGATGGACAGTCTAAAGAAGTCAGGAATAGTCAACCAAGTGCCAGTATCGCCACCCTTACCAGGGAGCATTGCCAGTCTGAGTGTCTGAATGATCTCTTGAATCACTGCAACGTCAGGACCATCTTTGGGCACAAGTTTCATGTTGAAGTTATGTGTCCTGAAATTCATCCCTTCAAATGTAGTCTCTTCATAGGGATTGAAAACTCTTTTCTGAGTCAAAGCAGACAGACTGTTTGCGCTTAGATTTGAAGATCCGCCTGTAAGACTAACAACTGTGTTAATAGCATCAGATCCCATTTTGAATCCGAGTTGTGCCTTACCTGATTGTGCAGCACCTTTAATCTGCTCAGTGAAGTCACCTTCACCATTCACCATACCAATTGCCTTAGCACCTACAGCACCTAGTTTCTGGTTGGTGTAATTTGTGCTATACTGCTCAGCAAGCTTGTTTGGCAAGTATAAATAAATTGTCTTCGCAATAGTACCATCGTCCTTAGCCCCAATATTGTTATACGGGTTATTTGCTTGACTATCGTAGATGTCAATCTTCAAATAATCGATAACAGTAGTGGGATACGCTTCTTGTCTAGAGATCTTGCCTCTCAGCTCAGATTGCGTAGCACCATATGGTTTAGCTCTAGGAAAGATAAGGAGAGACATCTAATGAGTTACTCAGGACGATACAGACCTTCAAATCCAACAAAATATAAGGGTGATCCTACAAATATTATTTATAGAAGTTTGTGGGAGAGAAAATTCATGGTTTGGTGCGACAAAAATGAAAATGTCTTGGAGTGGGGCAGTGAAGAGATTATCATCCCCTACATTAGCCCTGTTGACGGTAGGGTTCATCGTTATTTTCCAGACTTCTATGTTAGAGCAAGGACCAGGGACGGAAGGTCTACGAAGCTCATTATCGAAGTTAAACCAAAGTCGCAGACTCATC